AAAGAACGACAGATACGTAACGAGTATTTTGATAATGATGCTATCCAGAATATTATGAGTCTTCAAGAGTACGCTAGAACTAAAGGAGTCATAATCGCACCTGAGAAAGAAGTTAGAGCCATCAAACTAAAAGGCGGTGGGCTTGCTCGACGTAAACGAAGCATTGCACGAGGTTGCGGTGCTGTAATGGCAAACAGAAGAAAGAAGACACAGTACATATAGGAGGCAGTATGGAACTTATACAGAATGGTACGTTTGCAACAGGAGAACCTGTGTATCAAATAGCAGAAAAGAATAGCGATGGGACACACACCACTGTTGTGTTTGACCCAATGACAAAAGAAGAAGCTGAAGCAAGACTAAAGTCTATGGGAGGAACGACAGTATCTAATGACTCTCCTAATTACAAATCTATGACAAAGTTAGAACTAGAAGCCATGATGCGTGAGCATGGTGTGGAGTTAGACAGACGTAAGTCAAAAGGTGAGTTATTAAAAGAAGTAGACGCTTATTTTGCTGACGAGGATTAATTATGGCGACATCGGGTACTACAGCATTCAACATGGACTTCACGGAGATCGCTGAAGAAGCGTGGGAACGTGCAGGTCGTGAAATGCGTTCTGGGTATGACCTAAGAACTGCCCGTAGATCCATGAACTTATTGACCATAGAATGGCAAAACAGAGGGTTAAACCTTTGGACGATAGATAGCGTAACACAAGCTATAACAGCAGGTACGGCACAATACACACTTAATGCAGATACTATAGACCTACTAGATCAAGTCATACGAACAGGTGACAGTGGTTCTGGGGGTCAGTATGGTGACGGAGGATCTACACAATCTGATCTCACCATAAGTCGTATTGGTGTGACTACCTTCGCGTCTATCCCTAACAAGTTAATACGCGGTAGACCTATTCAAGTATGGGTTGAAAGACTGCGTGATGCACCACGAATAAACCTATGGCCCGTACCTGACAAGTCCTACAGCTTTGTATACTGGCGACTACGACGTATAGAAGATGCAGGAAATGGTATAGAAACAGCGGACATGAACTTCAGATTCTTACCTTGTCTAGTGGCAGGGTTGGCATATAATATAGCTATGAAAACACCTGAACTATCGGGCAGGGTACAGATGTTAAAAGCGGACTACGACGAACAGTATAATCTCGCTGCTGGTGAAGACAGAGAGAAAGTATCTGAACGTTTTGTACCACGAGTGGGGAGGATCTAGTGGCGTTTGCATCCAGCAGAAAGGCAATAGCTGAATGTGACATTTGCGGGTTTCGTTTTAAACTACGTGAGTTACGAAACATAATTACTAGGGGCAGAGATACAAACATCAAGGCATGCCCACAATGCTTTAGTCCCGACCATCCACAAAACAAACAAGGGTTATATCCTGTGCGTGACCCCCAGGCTATACGTGATCCGCGTCCTGATTTTGCAGGGTACGAACAAAGTAGAAACTATGCGTGGGGTTGGAACCCTGTGGGTGATGGACAGAACAACTATGGACTAAGTAAGAGTAGTAGTTTAAAAATGATTAGTGGTGTAGGATCAGTAACGGTGACAACATGAATTATACAGAACTGAAAACAAATATAGCGGACATATGTGAGACGACGTTTACAGACGCACAGGTAAACATGTTTATTCAACAGGCGGAACAGAAGATATACAACACTGTCCAGATACCTGCGTTACGCAAGAATGTGTCTGCCACAACCACATCCAGCAATAGATATTTAGCCTTACCTGGAGACTTTTTATACGCATACAGCATGGCTATATACACTACGGCAGGTAACGTATATTCTTTTCTATTATATAAAGACGTTAACTTCATGCGTGAGGCATACCCAAACCCCACCACAACAGGCACACCAAAGCATTATTCGCAGTGGTCAGATGGGTTTTTCATACTAGGACCCACACCTGATGCTGCATACAATGTAGAGCTTTACTATGGTCACTATCCAACATCCATCGTTACAGCCACTAATACTTTCTTGGGTGATGACTTTGATTCAGCTTTGTTGAATGGAGCGTTGATAGAAGCCGTGCGATTCCAAAAACAAGAGCCAGATGTTATACAGAATTACGAAAAATTGTACTTACAATCAATTACATTGCTTAAAAACGCATATGAGGGTAGAAATGTTACAGATAATTATAGATCTGGAACGTATAAGGTAGAGGTTAGTTAATGTTAACAAGCGCAATAAAAATGGGAGAAAACTTTAGTGTGGATGTTATAACCACCGACAACAGAGGTTTGACTCCTGAAGAAGTGACAGCGTTATGTTTAGATAAAATAATAGCTGTAAGTGATACAGCACCACCTGCCATAAAAGATCAAGCACAAGCATTTCGTGGTCATTTAGAGCGTGTTATACTAGAGTATATGAAACAAGCTATAAAACATGATAGGGTAACAATATATAATGCAATAAAAGACGCAGGGTACGATAAACTTGCAGAACATATAAGGAGAATATAATGGCTTTTTCAGGCAACGCATTATGTAATTCATTCAAGCAAGAGTTACTAGAAGGGGTACACAACTTCAAAAATAGTGGAGGGGATACTTTTAAGTTTGCCATGTATACAAACTCCCAGGCGGGTAACGATAATCTAGGAGGAAGTAGTAGCACTATGGACGCTACAGTCACAACGTACAGTACGTCAGCGTCGAACGAAATATCTGCCACGGGAGATTACAGTCAGGGTGGTGGCACGTTAACACGAGTTGATCCATCGTTGAAATCCACATCAACAGCTACAACACAGTTTAGCACTTTAACATTTTCTAGTGTTACTTTGACCGCAAGAGGGGCGTTGATTTACAACTCAAGTGACTCTAATAAAGCTGTATGTGTGTTAGATTTTGGGGCAGATAAATCAGCATCAAGTGGTACGTTCCAAATAAACTTTCCAACCAACGATGCGAGCAACGCACTGATAAGGATAGCGTAATGGCATTTGTAATTGCAGATAGAGTAAAAGAAACTACAACCACAACAGGCACAGGGACCATAACGCTCGCAGGGGCGGTTACTAACTTTGAAACTTTTACCGCTAATTTATCCAATTCTGACACCACGTACTATGCTATTGTAGATAGCACTAACAATGCTTTTGAGGTTGGTCTAGGAACATTTACAGCTTCTGGCACAACATTAGCACGATCAGTTATAGCAAGCTCTAATAGTAACAATCTAGTGGACTTTGG